ACTTTGTGTATTATCGAGCATTTTGGCAACGCAGATGCCGTGCCGCGGCCGCCGGAGCGGTGCTTAAGCCGTCAGGCGGGAATTGTGCGGTGTTGCCTTAGCTAAATGGTCGGTGTTTTTTGCAGGGACTATGCCCTGCCGCCCACTTTACGGTTTGCTATATTAAAAGTTTCTTTGCCTACTTTCTTTTCAAAGAAAGTAGGTTATCGTACCGGCGTACCCATCAGGCGGCTGCGGCTGCAATGGCAATGGGCGATGGCCATACCCAGGGCGTCGGCGGTGTCATCGGGCTTGGGTATGGTCTCCAGGTGCAGCATCATGCGGGTCATCTCCTGGATCTGCTTTTTTACGGCCTTGCCGTAGCCAGTGATGGCCTGCTTGACCTGCATGGGCGTGTATTCATAGATTGGCACACCGCACTGGGCCGCCGCCAGCAGGATGACCCCACGTGCCTCAGCCACGCCGATGACGGTGGTCTGGTTGTGCTGGTAGTAAAGCTTCTCGATGGAGAGAGCTTCGGGCTTGTAGCGTTTGCAGATGTCCAGCACGCCCTCGTAGATCTCGACCAGGCGCTGCTCAAAGGGGGTGTCTTTCTCGGTAACGACCGCCCCGTAGCCCACCGGCGCGAACCGGTTGCCCACATATTCCACAACGCCCCAGCCTACAATTGCGTAGCCGGGATCGATACCAAGGACCCGCAAGTCTCTACACCTCCCCACTTTAACTGGTATAGTATACCACAAAAAGGTGTGTGCGTCCACAGCGGCGGAGTGGTTTTTGGCCGCTTGAGGGGACGTTTTCGACTTTTTTCAGAAAAATTTCAAATTTCTTGAAAAAAGTGCTTGACTTTTCTCTTTGTGTCTGGTATTATAGCATACGTCGCCGGGAGACACGGCGCCGACAACAAAATATGGACGGTTAGCTCAGCTGGTAGAGCATCTGCTTGACGTGCAGGAGGTCACAGGTTCGAGTCCTGTACCGTCCACCATAAAAAATACCGTAGATTCGTTAAAATCTACGGTATTTTCTTTTTCAAGTACACACTTTAGTACACACTTGCTTATTTTCTCTGCAAGCTGTGTACCAAATCGTTATACACTTCCGGCCGTGCTTCTTTCAGCGCATCCATAAACTCATCCAGCACACGCCACACTCGCCCGGTATCGGCCTTTTTTACAATCTCCAAAAATTCACTCATCCTGTAAACGCTCCAATTTCCGCATTACGCCATTATAAACTTTAGGGTTTGCTACATACAAGGCCGACATAAGCTCATCCAGCACGTTCAGCGCCGCTGTGGTGTCTACGTTTGAAACAGCCCGTAAAAAGTCACTGCCGCCAACAGCAGCCCTTGTAGACGGCTCCGCCGCTTCATAGTAACGCACAGGCTCTTGTAGTTCTGCTTTTTGTGGGGCAGTGGATACATCTGCAAGCTGCTGATTTTTTACAACATACAGCGCCGCCAAATTTTTAACTCTGGTCATGGTAAGTTCGCTGTTTTCGATTTCGGCTATAGCGCCGTCAATCTCTCGCACGTCCACCATAGCCGCCACCTCCGTCAAGTGTTTTTCAGCTCATCGATGCAATGCTGGATAGTCTCGCGGTCGTATCCATCAACGTTTCGGAGCATGTCTTCCAGCTTTCGCATCATGCTGTCTCGCGCATCGTCTCGGCTATAATGGCCACGCACATAATGAGAACCGCGCCGAGCATAGCTGCTACCGCGTCCATAATTGCCGCGCATGTTGGCGCTCCAATCACCATCCCGGCTGTAATCTTCATCTCGGCTGTAGCCGTCATCTTCCAGCATGACAATTTTGTCGATGTTTTTGATGGTGTCAGTCAGCTTGTGAACAGTTTCCAAGTCGCCAGCAGACATTTCGCCTTTTTTGCCGATTTCGTCAAGCTCTGCGCACAGCATGTCCTTTAAATCGTACATAACTTTCATACTCATAATAGCGCTCCTTTCAGCTCACTCTCTCAACCATAAAGTTTGCGTTCGCAAACAAAACGGTTTGTGTGCTTGTGTTTTCGGCGGCAACGGTAAGGCAGCAACCGCGCGGAACTTCAACAAAAGCCGTGACGTAAATATTAAAATAGTTTTCTACTGCTGCCGGTGTCACGGTTGCACTCGCACTGCTCAGCGGTTCACCGTTGATGGCAAGCGCCGCAGTAATAGCTCCAACTGTGCCGCCGGTAGGGATAGCAATGTTTGCACCAAATCCTACTTTGAAACGGGCTTTGCACTGGTTTGTAATGCCTCGCAGCGTAACAATACCGGCGCCCTCTCTGTGTACGACACAGCCCTTACCCGCTACTGCCGTTTCCGTCAGTGGCACATTCTGGCCTGCTGCCACGCTCACGGTATTGGCGTTTGTAAATTCAGCCATAAAATCATTCCTTTCAAAAAAATAGTGGCGGGACGATTGCCCCGCCACATTTTGCATCATCGGCACGGGGCCGAACATGTCGGCTGTTCCGACAAGTTGCCGTATTCGGTTTTAGCAGCCGCAGCCGTTGCAGCCGTTATAAGTGCCAGCTGCCCAGGGGTTGCAAGACTGGTAGGCGGGCACCGGCAATGGGCGCAGCTGGTTCAGCAGATAGCTGTTCTGCGCCGCCTGACTTGCGGCAAGCTGAGCGGCGAAAAGCTGCTGGTTCTGCTCGGCAATCTTGGCGTCTTTGGCCTCAATGCGCTGGGCGGTCATAGCGTCCAAAATCGCTCTCGCATTGGCGTTCTGGTTGTCGATGATGTCGCGCGTGCCGTTGCTGATCGTCTGGCGTGTCTCACAAGCCTGCGTTGCCGAATTGTAATTCACGCCCTGAATCGCCTCGCGGGTCTCGCAGCAGCAGGTGGCCTGCTGCATCTGCATGGCAAAGAGTTGCTGCATAAATGCGGCCTGCTGGTTTGCACGGCTGATTTCAGCCGACATAAAGCCCTGCTGCATAGCGTTCTGCACGCCGTTAACAAGCTGCGCCTGCTGGTAGAAACCATTGCACAGGCCATCGTTCACACTGTCGATTTTTCGCTCAACGTTGGCGAAATCAGACGTAAGAACGTAACCGTCAACCACCCCAGCGCCGTTATTGCCTGCGCCGACCCAGCCGTTACCATTGCCCCAGCCGCCAGCAAAAATGAACAGAAACAGCACAATCAGCCACAGCGCGCCGTTATCGCCCCAGCCGAAGCCGCCGCCATTAGAATTGGCGTTTGCGGGCTGAACCGGCATAGTCATTACAGTTCCATCCGAAGAAATACTCATAATTGTTCTCCTCAAAAAAATATTATACAAATCTGCGCAGATTTTGTATTTTGTGGTATAATAGAAACAGAATAATCCACCACGCAAGTGAGTATAGTTTATGGAAAAATGGTTACCTGTTCCGAATTACGAAGGCTTATATGAAGTAAGCAATTTAGGAAAAATAAAGAGCATAAATTACAATCATACGAAAGTAGAAAAACTTCTTTCCGAAAAGAGCCATAAAAGCGGTTATAAAACCGTTGTCATATGTAAAAACGGAGAAAAGAAAAACAAATCCATTCACATTCTTGTCGCTAGCGCATTTATACCAAACCCGCAGAAGAAGTGTCAAGTAAATCATATTGATGGGAATAAATCAAACAACTGCGTTGAAAATTTAGAATGGGTTACTGCGTCAGAAAACATTCGACATAGTTTTGTTTCTCTTGGTAAAAAGTCTCCAAATAAGGGAAGATTTGGGGAAAGTCACTATGCGTCTGTTCAAATATTCCAGTATTCACTTGATGGAAAATTTGTCCGTGCTTGGGCTTGTATTTCCGATGCTGCGAGGGAACTCAGTTGCAATCCATCACAAATATTGAACAACGCAAAAGGGAGAACGAAAACGTGTCACGGATTTATGTGGCGTTACGAAAAAGCAGAAAGAATAGATAATTCTCCAGTGCTAAACAGGAAAACACACAAGAAAAAAGGATTATAACAGCCCCTGAAACTGCTGCGCCATCGTCTGCAACTGGTTAAGCTGCTGCTGGCTCATCTTCCCGGACTGCAGCAGTTTCTGCACCTCTTGTTTCGGGTCGCCCTGAAAATTCTGCCGAAATTGCTGAAACTGCTGCATCATCTGCTGAAACTGCCCCATCGGGCCGGGCAGCTTACCGCCGCCCAGAGCATTAAACAGTGGATTTGGCATTGTTATCACCCTTTCCCGGCTTATCTGCCGTCAGCGCGTCAAAGCGGGCGCGTAGAGCGTCAAACTCTTCCCGCGTGACAAACTTATCGTTTTTGCTTTCAACCTTTTCTACGGCCTGTTTGCCGCGCTCTGTGTAGTCAAATATTCGTAGTGGTTGCGGCATCCCGCTTGCATCAGTAGACTTGATGTAGAACACACTGTTTTCGCTGTCCATCAGCAGCACACTGTTTCCAGCCGCCACCATGTAGGCTTTCGCGCCCTCTTCACCCTGCACCCAGATGATAGGCGCGGACTGCTGCGGTTGCTGGTAGTTCTGCCGCAGCTGCGCCAGCTGGTCTGGCATTGCGGACGGCTGCCCCATCGGGTAATATCCCGGCGCAAATCCGGGCTGATACGGTACGCCAAACGCCATAGTCAATCATCCTTTCTGCCAGTAGTACAGCGGCACTTCATCTCCGCTGTCCCATGTATCCAGCCAATCCCCATTCTGCACGCACACAACATGCGTAGCCATTGCCAAAATGTACGTGCCGTCCGGGTGGTCTTTTGCAAATTGCGCCACTGTGTAACAGTCCGGGCAACTGTTCGGAATTGTCGAACGCTTCCACCCGCATCGCCGCAGATAGCTGCCCCAGACATAGTTTGCAGACGGCATATCATGCAGTTCAAATCCTGCCAACACCAGCGCCGCATATACAGCCTCCCACGATAGATGCGTTGCAGATGCAATGGCTCTGACGGTGCAATCGCCAACGCGCTTTTGCTCTGGGTTTAGGTTGATTTGCCTATATGCCATCTGCACCGCTCCTTTTTTCTTAATTGTACAAAAAAATACGGCACAACGTAGGCCAGTAAAGTGCCAACATTGTGCCGTCTTTGGGACAAAATAAAAAAGGCGCGGCCACAAAAGCAGCCGCGCCCATTAAATCAGCCTATTTTGTTTTTGATGCTGTGTACGCGCCGTTTTACCGTGCGCTCACTGCAATTCAGTTCTGCTGCAATATCCGCATTGCGCCAGCCGCGACGCCGAAGCTGCAAAACATCCGTTTCTTCATCGGTCAGCAAACCGCCGACAAAATCAAACTTTGGCATGATTACTCATCCTTCTTGTTCTTGCTTTCGGTTTGTGTGCCAAAATAAAAGGCCACGACCATTGTCACAATGGTCATGACCGTGTCAGGCTGTAATTTGCTCTGCAATGCCAGCACCGCAAAAACCGCAACAACCACCAGCGTCACAATAGTTTTTACCTTGATAAGCGCTGCCAGATTTTTCAAAAAATCGCCCATAGATATACACCTTCTTTCAGCCGATCAGATGCTTTTGCAAGTCTTTCTTTGCTTTCTGCATCTGGTCAATGTTGTTTCCGTCAAGGTTGTGGTCAAGCAGGGCAAGCAGCGCCTGCATGGTCACGCGCTGCCCATCGTCCATGCGGTCAAGCCGCAATCTGTCGTTTTTCAAAAAGACCTCCATAGCGTTCACTCGCGCTTCCAACCTGGTAATGCGTTTGTCCTGGTCGGTTTTTGGCTTTTTTACTGCGGTAATTACTTTGCTGATAGCCACGCCACCGGCATACAGTCCGGCGGCAGCACCCGCAGCGTAAATCAAAAACGCCCAGGCTTCCGCAATCGTAAACGAAAATACGTGCTGCATAGGCATCACACCTCCACCCATTCAGATTTGTACAGCCCGGCATCCGTCAGGCCGCGTTCCTTGCTCAGCAAATAGATTGCGTCTGCATCTCCCTGCGATACCGGCCCAATGGTAATCACTTGTAGCTTGCTTGCGGGCTTGTCCACTGCAGGCAGGGTCTTAACCAGATGGTTAAGGTCAACCACCTTGGGGATGCCAGCAACGCTTCCCTGCCCGTATTGGTGGATGTATCGCGGCAGCGTCTTATCGTAGTTGGTGCGCGTATCGGCCAGCCAGCCGATGTAATCTTCACACAGGTAGGCGTAGTCGATGTTCGCGCTCGCGAACGATGTGAAGGTGTAGACGCCTGCCGTAAATCCGTGCGCTTTGGCCTTATCGCAAAATGCCATTGCGATTGCCGTTCGCTGGTCTTTCGTCAGGTTGTCTGCTCGGCCATCATGTATGCCAGCATCGGTCGTATGCCCCCATTCGCTGTCAAAAAACAAGGGGTAGCCTGTCGGGGCAAGGCTTGCGCAAAAATCTGCTTCCTCACGGGCTTCGTCTACCGTGATGGCCTGCGAGAAGAAGTAAAAGCCGAACAGCTTTGCGTTCGCTTTCGCACCTGCAAGGTTGGCATCGTACTGCTCGTCCTTCATCAGTTTTCCTCTGCCGTAGTCGCGATACCCGATGCGAACAATGGCGCGGTAGGGAACACTCGCCCAGTCGATAGCGCCCTGGTGGTGGGATACATCAATCAGTACTTCCTCACCGCTTGTCTGCGCAGGCTGGTCGCCGTAGGTTCCTACCTCATTCGGGCAGCCCGCATACACCGTCGGGTCAAGTCCCTTGCCGGTGGCAGTGGCACGCACCTCGAAATGGCAGTGCTTGTAGGGAGGGTCTGCCAACGCGGCATTGCCGGTGTTGCCCATAATGGCCAGTGCATCGCCGCTCTTGACTCTCTGGCCTGCCTTGACCAACAGCTTGGCGCAGTGGCAGAAATACAGGTAGTTGACGGCATCCGGCGTCTGGTTTGTGTCCAGCTGAACACAGACGTAATATCCCCACTCCCACGTCGCATTGCTTTTGTCGGTCACAATCCGCGCCCGGGTCACCGTGCCGGAAATGCTCTTACCCTTGTAGGTGGGCATGTAAATGGTCTCATCGTCCAGCGCTTCCAAATCAATGCCGCCGTGCCACGTCTTACCGCCGCCCCGCGTGTAACCAAATCGGGCGTAGTTGTACCGCACCCGAAATCGTCCTTTAAAAATTCCTGTCAAGGTATCACCTCATCATTATTTATCGCCAGCAGGCGGCGTGGGCCACTCCACCGCGTAGGGAAAGCCAGCCTGCTCCGGCACATCACGTAGCGCCTCACCGTTTGAAAGTCTCATGATTTGTTGTCCTTTCTGTTTGATAGTCAGCTAAAGCCCTCTTTAACTAACTGCCTCTGTATCATCTGTGGCCTCTTCTTTGCTGTCCTCGGCATCCAGTGCATCATAATACGCCCGCGCCAGCAGGCCGAACTCTGCGCTCGTTCTTCAGCCGGCGGCGTGTCGGTGCTGGGCGTCTGTTTGTCAGCTTCCGGCACAACGACGCTTTGTTGGTCAGCTAAAGCCCCCTTTAACTGATTACATCATTTCCATTTCAGATTCGATTACTGGCACATAAAAAGTCTTGTATCCGTCTAAATTAGGATGTATTCCGTCACCGCTGAAGTATTTATCTCTAAACGATTGATAAAAAGGTGTACACCCTCCTTTTAAAGCAATATCTGCATAACGAATACTATACTTTTCGCATACATCTCTAATTGCTTGCAAATATGGATAAAACTCACTGTCAATTACACCAGCTATTGTCATTATTTTATGGGGCACGACAAACAAAATCTTACTTGCAGGATAATTCTGTTTAAGCCATAAACAAATACTATCTAATGCACCGTATGTTGTTTTATCGTCTCTGCTAGAGTTTATGTTTTTAGGCATTGTTCCAATAGATACTCCATTGGCCCTTTGAAAATAATCGTTAAACCCGCCCTCTACAATGATATAATCGTATTCTTTGTCAATAGACTCTACTTGTTCCAAAATACTATTCGTTAATCCATCACGTTTTGCAAATGTAGTTCCGCTTATTGCTACTTTTGTAAGACGCATATTATTATTTTTAGCAATAATTTCTCCGAAAGATATATTATTACTTCCATAACCGTATGCTACGCTATCGCCTGCGACAAAAAGACTTTTTCTGTATAAATTGTTCTTTTTAAACCGGTATACTGTGTTCAAAAATATTTTTGATACATCATTACCAAACGCCCACATATTTGATAAGCATAGCAACTCGTCAAGTGATTCACCAATGTATTTGCAGCCATTTAAGAATTTAGAAGGTATTGTATTCACAGGAATTATAACGACACCGAACTTAAAATCCACTGCTGTACCGTTGTTAACGGCTATACCTATATTTTTGCCGTTGAATGTGACCAACCCTGTAGATGCGTTTTCTTGAACTGTGCTGGTTATCGTCTTGGTAAATCCATTTATAGCTATACCAAGAACAATAGATACCGCACTTGGCATAGTGCCGTCAAATATAAATATTTTATAGCCGATATTGTTAATTCCGTCCATCATCGCAAGATTAACACCAAGGTCGATTAGTGTAAATGTACTTGCGGTTCCTGATACAGAAACAATTCCATCAACAGCACTGTACATCAATCCGTTGACTGTATTTTCTTTAATATCAGGAATTGGGATAAGATTATCACGGTAAACAGAATTAGCAACTACTTTTGCGATTTCCCCATTTCCAGATACATCCATTATTTTTGTGCTAGATAACTGTTTATTCGACCCATCAATTTCGTACAAAAATTCTTTGTTGATTTTCTCATTATCAAAATCGACCAAATCTTCCTTTAGCTGACTAACTGCTTCTTTGTTCGCGGCAATCTGCGTCATAGAATCCTTGATGCTGTTGGCAGTGTTGTCGGCATCTTCAGCGCTCTTTGCAGCAGCACTGGCGCTGTTCGCTGCATTTTTCTCACTGGCCGCTGCTGCTGTAGCTTTTTCTGCCGCAGCATCGGCATAGCCACTTGCGGCATCTTTTGCTGCGCCAGCATCTTGCAGGGCGTTTTCCGAGCCCGTTTTTGCTTCAAGCGCCTTTTTTGCCGCGTCCTCTGCTATCTGCTTGGCAGTTTCAGCCGCCTCTGCACTCTGTGCGGCCTCGCCAGCAGCTTGTCTAGCGTCACCCGCTGCATCAGCGGCTGTCTGAGCAGCATTTTCGGCGCTGCCCTGTGCGGTCTGAGCTGCTTTGGCATTCTTAGCGGCCGCACTGGCGGAGGATGCGGACTCCTCTGCCTTGCTCGCCGCGCTCTTGCTGGATGCTGCCGCATCCTCGGCGCTCTTCTTGGCGGCCGCTGCACTGGCAGCAGCGCCGCCCGCTCCCTCGCCCGCCTTTTTGGCCGCATCCTCAGCGGCTTGGCGGGCGTTCTCGGCGGCGTCCTGCGCCGCCGTAGCGATACTTACAGCATGATTGGAGTTTTCCAAAATCTGCTGCACAACATCCGGCGTCGGCGTGCCGGGGTTGTCTCCCTTGATGTCAGAGTGCGGCTTGGTACTGTATCGCATGTCCACAGTAATGCGCTGCACGTTTTCCGCAAGCCCGGCAAAAACAATTCTTCCGCCGCCTGCCTGCTTCGCCGTAGCTTCCGGCGGTACGGCAAGCATACCGTTTGCCCCAACAACAACCTTTGTCGCAGTCCCGTCCGGCGCGTGGAATACGGCCAGAATGTCCAGCCCCGCCCATTCATCATCTGCCGTCACGTGGATTTTCTCAATGCCGTAGCTGTCAAAAGTTCCAAGCTGCAGAGAGCCAGGCTTTACGTTGTACCCCTGCAGCACTACTTCATGTGTCATGCGTCCTCCATCTTAGCCCTTACGGCCTCACGCCATTTCTCCGGCACTTTGTCCAGCGTAATCAGCCCGCGCCGGATGCAGCAGACATAGAACTGTACCATATCATTCACCTCCGGCCAGCATCTGGGCCAGCTCCAAAATGGCCGCCGCGTTGGCGTCCACCTGTTCCTGCAGCGTGGGTTTTTCCCGCTCGGCCAGTTCCTCTGCCGTGTAAGCGTGGTAGAACTGGCAGTCCTCGTACACATCGTAGCCGGAGATGATGTGCTCAAGGCCTTTGGGGTCGTCCTCGGTGACAGTGCCCTGCATCACTTCCCGGCTCTCCGGCACATGCTCGGAAACCCGCCTGGCGGTGTAGAGATAACCGGCTGACAGGTCGGGAGAGGTCAGTTCCTCGTTGGTGATTTCATCGTAGATTTTCATTTTGTACCTCGTTATTTGTAGACGTAAATTTCTACAGTAGCAACTTCAATTTTTTACCGCCAGGTGTTCTCGGCGACATTCCCATAAAATCACTCGCTTCCATTAAGTTGTAAGTATAATCAATGTTGCAGATGCTGTAGAATAATAATCCATGTACTGACTGGG